GTGTTCGCCGACAGCTACGCGATCGGCGCGAAGAATCACGACGCGTTCCACAGGGCCAACAAGGACAACCCGTCGGCGAGGTTTGTGTTCCTCGACAACACGGGCAAGCCAAAGCTCGTTGACGGAGTTCCGAAGGAAGCACTCTCGCACGACTCAGAGAAGCTGGCAGAGTTCGCTGAGAAGACGGTCGAGGAGTCTTCGGCTCCTCCGAGGGTCAAGGCGGGCGGGCTCGTAGGCAGGAAGATCTGGCCCAAGAAGAAAGCGAAAAATGGCTGACGACGATCTCTCGCAGTGGTGGGATGAGGACGCCGAGCGTCTGAACAAGCTCGCGGAAGCCGCGAGGGAGTTCGCGGCCAAGATGCCGAAGGAGAAGGAGGAGGAGCGTGCCTTCTGCCCGACCGGCGAGGGCAACGGCATCGACAACTCTTGCGGAAGCTCAGGCGGCGCAAATGCCGTGGTCCGAGAAGTCTTGTCGAGCATCGCGAAGACTGGCGGGTTCACTGTTCACCCAGTCACGGGACAGAGCCCAACGACGGGCTATATGTGCGCAACTGTCCCCGGCGCAGAGAAAGTCTTGAGCGGCCGCGAAGACATAACAGCGAACACGATTCGCGGATATTTTTCCGATCATGCCGACTATCTTTCTGAGCGTCCGCAGCTACACTTAGGTGGCTGGATTGACCCCGAATCCGGCAAGGTCTATCTCGATCTCTCCGAGAGGTTCGAGACGGAGGCCGAGGCGACGGCCGCCGCCGTCAAGCACAAGCAACTTGCGATCTGGGATCTGGCTGGCCGCCGCGAAATACGGATACAAGGAGAGGCACGTGGACGACAAGAAAAAGCTAGTGAGGTTCGACTTCCCGCCCGGAGCGACTCCGGAGCAGATCGCCGAGGCCCTGCGGAAGGCGCACGACGAGGTCATGGCCGCGAAGAAGAAGCCCGCTCAGTAGATTGCGGTCGCGGCCCCGGTGGCATCTTTGGCCCCGGCAACAAGTGCCAAGAGAATGCTGGTGATGCCGCCCCGCCGCCACCAGCCGCCGCGCCGGCGGGCGACTCATTAGAGTTGCCTCCCTCTCTGGCAAGCGTGCGGGAGGTGGCGGTCGACAACACTGGTCGGCTCCCCTCGTCTCTCAAGAAGGTTGGGGTCTCTCTCGAAGACGCCGCCAAGGTGTGTGCGTCCACTGGGGGCGACGCTCGCGTCACGATCATTGATGGGACGATACAAGACCCGTATCCGCGAGATCCGTCCAAGCCTCCTTCGGCAGACGTCACGTTCATCTCCGACAGGGACGTCGACGGGATTGAGTCTGGCGTTCAGACCATCACCACGCTTTCTAGGAGCGATGAAGGGAAGTTGTCGCTCTCGTATGAGATGCTTAGCGTCTCACCGGAGGCGCAGAAGGCGTCTCCAGTTAGGCTCGCGAGGGAAATCTACAAGGGCGTGACGAAGAGTATCACGGAGGGCGAGCGAATCGGCCTCAGCGAGGTCAAGATGCTCGCGGCCGGAGACGCCGGCAACGAAGTCCTCAAGGGATACCGCATCTGGCCGAGGCTAGGCTTCGACGGCGTGATCCCTCGTGAGAAAATCACCCCGAGATACTCCATCAAGGCCGGGTTCTTCGAGCCGTATGGAAGCAGCATTCCAGACAGCGCCCTGTCGCCCCGGGCGAAGCAGGAAAAGAAGGCCGGAGCCCTGACTGTTCAGGCTCTCTACGAGACCCCCGCTGGTCAACAGTGGTGGGAGGAGATGGGCTCTTCAATGCCGATGACGCTTCGCGTCGGCGATGAGTCAGACGTCGGCTGGCAGCGTTTCTCGCGGATCCGCGACAAAGTAAACGCTCGCGGCATGGACTCGATCATGGAGTGCCTCGACGTAGAGTGGAGGGCGATTCGCAGTGAGGTCGAGAGCAGAGCCTTCTGCCCCAACGGCGAAGGCAACGGAACCGACAACTCTTGCAGTTCCAGCGGCGGCGGCGCGGCGCTCTCCTCCGGAAAGCCGGCCAGCGTTCGAGTGCAGTCAGACGGAGAGCTTGATGGCTCGATGCAGGCGCTTGGCCTGTCTGGCGTCGACGACGTCCTCGCCCTCGGCGGCGGCAACGTGCGTGGAGCCGAGGTGGCGATCAAGGCAAACGGTGAGGGATTCATCTACGTCTCTTCTGTGTCTCCCGTGGATCGCGATAACTCTTCTGCCGGCCAGTTCCACACGTCTGTCTCGATCAGCGAGGGAGAGGACGGCAAGGAGCTTGGCCTTGAGACTCTCGGCCTGACTGGCTACGCCACGGACCTTCCAAGAGACAAGGCCGCCAAGGTCATGTCGCTCGTGTCGGAGAAAGTCGCCGAGTCGATCGATACAGCCGAGAAGCACGACTTCGCGAAGGTCACGACGTTCGCAGTCGGCGACGCGAAGAGTCCGTACAAGGGCTATCGGCTCTGGCCGCAGTTTGGCTTCGACGGCGACATCCCGCGAGACATTTCAAAGAGGATCCCGTCAGAGCTTGTCCTGAAAGCAAAGGGCATCGAGCCGCCGCCACCGGGCTCGACAGCCATTCCGCACGAACTTGTGCTGAAGGGTCTGGCTTCACGCCACCGCAACAGCCTGACGATTCAGGAGCTTATCTCCAGCCGCGAGGGCGATCGCTGGTGGGATGAGAACGGCAGCGACGTGAATCTCACGCTCGACCTGAGGGACAAGAGCAGCCCCGGCTACAAGAAGTGGACCGAGATGAAGGCCCGGCTCCCGAGACTCAGGGAGCGAAACAAGTCGAGGTCGTTCTTTGATTGGCTGGTGGAGTCTCGCGGCTTCTGCCCGACTGGAGAGGGCGGCGGGATTCTCAACACGTGCGGCAAAGACGACGGCGGCCCAAGCTCCGAATTTGGAGAGCGGCTTGACGTGTTCGAGCGTCGCCCGTCGTCCGACAAGAGCGGCGGCGGTGTGGCGGATTCGCCGAAAGAGTCTCTCCAGTGGACGAGCGGCAAGCCGATCCCAGACGCGTTTGAGACAGTAGTGGCCGCAAGCCCGGTCACTCGTGATGACTCTGGCAACATCAAGACAGAGGTTTTCAAGCCAAGCGATATCTCGTCATTTGCAGGGCAAGAGTTTGTGTCTCCAGAGGCTTGCGGACGCTACCTTGCAGAGACGACCGCGCGAACGCGAGGCCCGGCGATCGACTCGAAGAAGCCTCTCTCCGAGGACGCTTCTGCGTTTCTTGTTGAGTCGATGGTTCAGCAAGTTCAGTCAGCGGAAGCTCGCGGATACACCCCCGCCTTCTACTCTCAGGAAGAGAGGAGAATGCAGATTGAGGCGTACTCGCAGATTCACCCGATCCTTCGCGGCGGGAGAACTGCGTCCGGTGCTTGCATTGGTCAAGAGGACGCCGAAGGCAATTGCACGCAGGGAGACTCAATCACTCCTGAGGGTGAGTTTTTGTTCCGTGCGGTTCAGGCGTTGCTCTCGCCTCAGGCGTCGCCAATGCCAAACATGCAGCGTGCGGACGAGGTTCTGACGAATTTCTTTGAAAACCCTGACCCCGAAAAGGCCGCACTCGGCGCCGGCAGCGTCGCCGGCAACGCCTCCAAGGTCGCCAAGGCAAACCTCGCAAGGCTTCAGGCAGTCATCGACAAGGCCGGACTTACAGAAGCAGCGAGGATCTTTAGCGAGCCACCCATGCGGGCTGGCGACCTCGACGACTTCTTCGAGGAAAAGATAGGCCTCAAGGGATTCAAGGCCGGCGGATACTCTGTCGACGAGGTTGTTCCAGTCTTTTCTGTCTTCGGCCCCAAGGTAGGGCCCTTTTTCGCGAACAACAACGGCGATCTTGATGCTCTAACGGCAGACGTGTGGTTCTCTCGGACTTGGGGAAGGCTCACTGGGGAGCTTGTTCAAGAGACAAACCCCAATCTCGCAAAAGATCACGCTGACGTTCTTTCTCGTCGGATGCGTTACGTGACAGACGAAGACCTTGCGGGCACCAACCGCGAGGCCTTCACTGCCGCAGTTGAGCAGATGAAGAAGTCTGGCGAGATACCGGCGTCAGTGGCGGCGTGGTCTGAGGCCCGCGCAAAGCGGTACGGCAAGGAGGGGTTCAATAAGGGCGTGAAGGGCGTCCGAGACAGGGAGGTCGCGAGGCTCTCCATCGCGATTCAAAACAATCTCGTGTCGACTCTCGATGATCCGGGCACTACGGTGCGGAGATCGAACATGATCGACGTGATCAAGGAGGTCTCGCTTCGCACTGGGCATCCTCCGGCGTTTGTTCAAGATTTGCTTTGGCAGGACGAGCAGGACATCTGGGCCGCAGCCGGCGCTCGGACGTCCACCGACGTCGGCGAGGCGTCGCTCTTCTCGACCGGGATCGACAAAATGGTCGCCGATCCGATGATCAGGTTCCCGATCAGAAAGGCAGCCGAGGCCGCAAAGAAGAAGTCGACGTCTTCAAAAGCCAGAAAGCGATCGCTTGACGCAGGATTTGGCGAAGATGAAGGCAGCGCCGCCCTCGGCGCCGGCTGGCTTGAGCAACTTTCGTTCGACATGGAGACGCAGGACGTGTCTCCAGAGGAGTTTGCCGAAGCTTTTGTTGAGTTTTCTGCCTCTCGCAAGAACGACCTCGACTTCGACGCAATTGCCGACCTCATTTTTGAGTCTCGATCGGCTGGAAAGCATGTCTTTTCTGTCGCAAACGCGCCAAAGCACGGCTATGCGTGCCTTGGGTTCGACGCCAAGCTGCCAGAAGAGGTCAGGGCCGCTCTTCCGGAGTCAATTTCGCACTGCGAAACGCTCATTGACCTTCACGTGACGTCAGAAGGACGAGACTGGTGGTCACAAAACGGCCGCAGGCTCGACGTCTCTGTGGATTTGACCGATTCAGAGGCTCCTCAGAGCCGAATGTTCGATCGTTTTGCTCGCGACGGACGTCATCCGTCGTGGGATGACATCATCGAAGAAGGGATTCTCGACGATTATGGCGATTCCTGAGAAGTACAGCCACATTTCCTTCGTTCCGCCGTCCGGAGTGCGTCGAGAGGCGGCTCGTGGACTCGCTTTTCGTCGCGAACACGGTCGTGGAGGCACTGCGATCGGCATCGCGAGGGCCCGCGACCTGTCGAACGGCACTGAACTCTCGCCGTCGACGCTCCGACGCATGAAGGCGTTCTTCGATCGGCATGCCCCTGACCGAAAGGCGACGGGTTTTCGCTCTGGCGAGGAGGGCTTCCCCTCGAACGGGAAGATCGCGGACCTCTTGTGGGGCGGTCGCAGCGGCGAGTCGTGGGCGAACAAGGTCGTTCGCCAGATGAACGCTGCCGACGAGCGGACTTATAGTCTGGATCTGGAGACGGCTACGCTCGAAGAGGAGGCTGTGTCGCAAAGGAGTGCCGTGATGCAAGGCGTCGAGCGTCGCTACTTCGGTTCGTTCGAGAAAGCAGACTCGAACTCGCTGACGGTCGAGCATCGCGCTGACCCGGAGACGGGGAAGAAGCGGACCTACATTGTCGGGTATGCGGCGAAATTTGGAACCGACTCGTTGCTGCTCGGAGACTTCGTGGAGAGGCTGGAGCCGACGGCGTTCGACATCGTCAAGGACGGCAAGGACAAGAGCGGCAAGCCAATCGCGACCCGCTGCCTGTTCAACCACGACCCGAATCACCTCCTCGGACGTTTTCCGACGACGATGAAGCTCATCGTCGACAAGATCGGCCTGCGGTACGAGTGCCTCCTGCCAGATTCTCGGCAGGACATCGCCGAAATGATCATCCGTCAAGATTTGCGCGGATCCAGCTTCAGCTTCGTCATCGACGAGGACGGCGGCGAGAAGTGGATCACCGAGGACGGGCAGTCAATTCGCCTCGTCAAGAAAATCAAGTCTTTGCTGGACGTGTCTCCAGTGACCTATCCAGCCTACGACGATGCCACCGTGGCGATCGCGAAGCGGAGCTACGAGGCGTTTGCCGCGTCGGCTGTTGTCGTGCCGAATGTCAACGTGCTGCGTGAGATCGAGGAGACTCGCCGGTTTCTCGAAGAGCGTCGCGGCGGAGACTGCGGCCGAGACGATGGCGGGAAGTTTGGCAGTGGAAACACATGCGCCTCAGCCGAAGGGGGCCCCGCCGACAATAAGAAGCTCGCGAAAGACGCGCTCGACAAGTACGAGGCGGCACGCAAGGGAGGGTCTGGCAAGCTCGCGTCTGCCGCCTCTGGCGCTGCCGTAGGGGCGGCGATCGGGGCAGTTGCGGGCCTGCCCGGCGCAGCCGTCGGCGCAGCCGCAGGAGCGGCAATCGGCGCATTCTTCTCAGGAGGAGACAAGGGAAAAGTAGAAGACCTTGTCAAGCAGCACGGCGTTCCTAAAGGCGGGCTCGACAAGGCCGCAAAGATGCTTGGCAAAAAGATGGACGTCTCCGCCGGCAAGGACGGCGCGATCGTGATGAAGGGCGAGGGCGTGACGATGACGATCAAGGAGAAGCAGCCGGGCTGGGTCGTCGCGACTGTCCAAGGCCTCGAAGGAAGCACAGACAAAGAGATTAGCGCCTTTGCCCAGAAAGTGGAATCGGCAGCGAAGGCCGTCGGAGCGAATGCTGCTGCGTTTGAGTTGGATCGCGGGGATCGCATTCATGGAAAGAACGGAGACAAGCTCCCGACTACGGCGGCAACCTCATTCAAGAGGGCTGGGTTCTCGATGGCTTACGACATCGAGGGCGGCAAGCAGGAGAAGCCTGTTTTCAGCAAGCGTGTTTCTGACAAATCTCGCCGTTCCTACGAAGACCTGATGAAGTTCTTCGAGGAGCGTGCCTTCTGTGCCACTGGCAAGGACGGCGGCATCGACAACTCGTGCGGCAAGTACATGCAGATGGACGTGTCGAGCGCCGACTCCGTGAAGAAGTCCGCGAAGGATGCTCAGGAGTTCGTCGACAAGGCCAGAGAGGAGCAACTCTCTAAGGGCGGCAAGGACGGCGGTCAGGCCGACGAAGGAGGCGGCGTCCAGACGTGGAGCAAGGGCGAACACTTCCCGTGGACGGTCAAGCAAGTCGGCGACACCGACGGTCACGTTCAGGGCCTGCACCCGGACGGCAGCAAGACCGAGATGTACCCGTTCAAGGGCGGCGACACGTCGGCGGCGATGAAGCAAGTCTCGGACGAGATCAAGCGACGCAAAAGCTCGCGAGCCGATCAGGTCATCGCCGAGACTCTGAAGTTCCTCAAGGATCGCCGTGCATGATCGCGGCACGCTACGCGTCGCTGATTGCGCTTGCTCAGTCTCGCGGAGACGCCCCCGCTCCGCAGAAAGACCAGATCAAAGGCAGCGACGTCAACGACGAAGGCTCTGCCAAGAACAAGTCTGGCGACATCTCTCTAGACGAAGGCACGATCTCGTCGCTGAAGAAAAAGGTCG